ATCTGTTCAGAAAGCTCAATAAAAGCCTGCTTGAGAGATCTAGACTCTTCTTCGGCTCCGGCGATAGTTGTGGCCAATGGCTCGATAGCACGTTCAACCGAAGTAAAGGCAGTTTCATAAGAACGGTAAGACTGACTAATATTAAAAATCTGACGAGATGCCTGCCAAAGCTGACGGCTAACTGCAGCGTAAGCATTGCCAACATCGTAAAGTGCGTAGCGGCCAGTAACCCATGAGTTAATTAGATTCTTGCTTTGAGCTTCAACAGCTTTCGCTGCCTGAACTTGTTCACGCATCTGAGCTTGAATCTCGGAGCTAAATGCCTTCTTTGTGGCCTTCTCAAGTTGAATCTGAGTGTCCACAGTCATGGCTGCAGTGTTTTGATACTTCTTTGAAACATCGCCAGCTCGCGTGGTGGCTTTAACCTGCTCGAACATCTGGCGTTCAAGCTCACGACCCTGTGTGATTACCTTAGCAAGATCTGGGAAAAGAGGCATCTGCTTCAGTGGAAGAGTTGGCCCTTCCATTCCCTTTGGTAGAATAAAACGCTCTACCTGCGGGCTTGCTGCGATCTCTTCGCGGATACCCTTTTCCTTGTCAAGAAGTCTTTTGTATTCTTCTTGGTTCTGCAGTTTCTTTAATGCTTGGTTAGCAAGCTTCTGCTCCTGCTCAGTAAGCTCAGCAGTAATTGCCTGAACCTGGGTCATGGCCAAGAACATCTTAACTGCGTTGTCAGCTGACTCGCCACTAGCGCTTGCTACTCCGTCGCCAGAACCACCATCACCGCCGGAGTCAGGTTTCTTTGCGTTTCTAGGAGCGTTCTTAGCTTCCTTGACAAGCAGTCGAGCTCCATAGTCTGCAGTTTCTAGGGTTTGCGAAGACTCAACAGGCAAAAGCTTGTCAAGAACAGATTTGATTACAAGAGCAATGCGGTTGTCAACTTTTGCATAGTGAGCTGGTAGCCAAGCCTCCATCTCATTTTTAACATCTTCCACTCTTACTTCAAGACCACTCTTTGTAGTCCTAAAGAAAGACTTCTCTTCTTCCGTCAAGAAATCAGAGTAGTGCTCTTTAATCTTAAGGATTAGGTTGGTAAGGGACTTTCCGTCCGAGGTTAGAACCTTTGCAATTTGAGAGTCAGAATCTTTAAGAATCTTATTTGCTTCAAAAGTCTTAGCTTTAGCAAATGGGTTTTCCATTTCAGGAAGACCAGCGCCAAGTTGCTTGTTGGTGTCGTTAATATACTTGATTGCTTTGGCAAGGTTGCCGAGGTCGGTCTGACCAGCGTTATTGCCAACAATTACAGCACCCTGTTCTGAAAGAGTCTGTAGTATAAAAATTGTTTTTTGAATTTTTTCGTAGAAGTCTTTTAGGTTTTCTACTGGATCCTGCGAGCCAATCCCGCCTGAGATCATTGCCTTAGAGGCAATCTCTTCTAGGTCCTTTCTAGAACCTGGCTGGAACTTTACATTTGAATTTGTAGCCCAAGTGTCTACTGGCGGTGCCTGCACAAAAGAGAAAAGGTCTACAAAGCCATTTAGCTTGTCCTTAACCGTGATGGCAGCTTCAGTTAGTTTTTGTCCGAGTTCTTCGTTGTATTCAACGTCAAACGCAACTTCAGCAATCTTGCCAAACCTGCTAAGTTCATCTAAGAACTCTTGCTGCCAAGCAGCCATTCCGCTTGCAAGCTCAGGCTCTGGTGCCTGAGCAGCTAGTTCATTTTCTACGGCAGAAATCTCAGCTGCGGTTTGCTTGGCTTTTAGTTGAATCAGTTTCTTTTCGAGTTCCGCCTGCTCTAGAACCTTAGCTTGCACCGCTTGTGCGGCAGAAGCTCTTTGATCCAAATCTCTAGTCTCGTCGTCTGCAATTCTTTGATAAGCCAATGCATAGTCTTTGGCTGCTTCAATTTCAAACTCAAGATTACTTTCGTTTAACTGTGCGTTAGAAGATTCTTTTGCTTGGTCCCTCAGCGACTTTACGGACTCAGCTGCGCCATCAGAAGCAGTGGCAAGCTCTTGGATCTGCTTGATTTGAGCAGGAAGGTCGGCAGTTAGCTGTTTAACTTCCTTTTGCGCACCGCCACCAAGTGGCTTAGTGCTAACAATGGCTGGGTTGTTAAGAATCTGGTCAGCAAGAAAGTTTGCACCCGCAGAAAGGTTCGCATTAAAGTCTTGGAACCCAGATTCAACTACAGTGAACTGGTGCTCAAGTGCCTTGAACAGCGCATCCTCTTGGAATGATAGCTGTCCACCAACGCCCAGCTCCCGCTGCGCTCTTAGTCGCTTTGCAATTTCAATTTCACTACCTGGCTCAAAGCCACGCTTAAGAGTTAGCTCTCTGATCTTTGAAACAAAGTCTTCTAGCCAGTAACCCATCTCGTTGCTGCCGGAGCTAACATCAGCAGACTCTGACTTTGTAATGAAGCCTGTATCAAACTCGCCGCCCTTGAATTCTCTTGCGGCAAAATAGTCAGCACTATCTTGCATCGCTTGAGCTGCCTCTTGGTAGATATCCTCAGCAATTGAGTCAATAAGGCTAGTAATCCAGCTAACAGTTGCATTTGTAGTTTCTGGGTTCTTTGCCAGACCCATAATCTGTTTTTGCCAAGCTTCAGTTATTCTCTTGGCTTGAGTGCTGTCTCCAAGTGAAGACCTGTCAGTTCCGGTTGGAACTCCGCGAATTCCCCTTTGTGAAACTGAATACTTCGTGTCTCCACCTGCAACTGGCACACCAATCATCTGCGCCATGCGAGCAGCTTCTAGGAACGCCTCCTGTGCAATAACTGCGTTAGGCACAAGGGTGTCACCAATTAGAGCAAACCGCTTGGTAAGCTCCATCATGGCTCGATCAACATTGCCGTCTTCAAGCTGCATAAGCCCGTCAGTAAGAGTTGAAACTTCAGCTTCAAATCCGTCTAGGTCTTTAAGGTAGTCAATGTTAAGAGTCTTTATACCGCTAGCTTTGCTAATCTCAGCCATGAAGGTATTGCTGGCTTTTGCGGCATCCTTGAGGCGTTCTAGTTCATCGCTGATCTTTCCGCCAAAGTCCATACGGGCAATGTCTTCGGAATCTTCAGATAGGTCGTCTTCGACTTCTTTTAGTTTCTTTTTTAATTCGCTAAATTGTCCACCAACAATATCGAGCTTGTCACCAATACCGCTTGTTGGGTCTGCAATATCAAACTTTGGTAGAGCTAGCTTAACTCCACCTCTTAGCTCAGAGGGCAGTTCTAGTTTCTTGAATAGCTCGGCCTTGAAAAGCTCATTAAAGTTAATGTCTTTAGCAGTGCCCTTTGGAGTTCTTGGCGGTAAGCCACGCTGTGCTCGTAAGGCGGCACTGCGCTCAGCGGCCTCACTTAGCTTTACATTGACCTCAACAGACTTAGCCAGCCTGTCCTGAACCTTCCGCTCAACCTCTTTAACGCTAGCCTCATCCAGGGTAGCGCCAACGGATACGTTTAAGTCAACGGAATAGTTTTTATCTGCCAATTGAGTCTCCAGACTTGGAATGCATAAATTAATTATACATTATTGTAAGTCTAGTGCTTTGGCAACCTGTGCCTCTAAATAGGATCGTCTTGTTGGCATTTCCATGCCCTCGTAGGCGTAAGGCACAATGATTTCCTGAACGCCGTATTTCTTTTTCTTGCTGTCTTTCTTTTGCTGGCGCTCTTGATGCTTTTCGAGTTCGGCTTTTGCAAAGCATTTAATTTCTCGAACCTTGAACCCAACGCTGTCTGCAAACTCGTTGTGGCAGATCCACACAGGATTGCCGCATTGGTTGCAGGTTTCGTCTTGGAGGATCTGATAGCTTTCAAGCAACATGAAGTCAAACCTAGTCCAAGGCTCACTTGGTTGTTCTTGAAATAGAATTGCGCTAGGGCGAATTTTGTTTTCGATGGCAGCCCTAAGCTTGGTTACATAACCTCGGTTATGCGGCCAAGTTAGGACCTCTGTAAAAAACCTGCATCCGTTAGCTGGTCAAAGTAGCCGCCTGCAAGAGTTAGCTTCTGCATGGAACCGACTAGCTTGTTCCATTCGGTTACAGAAAGAGCCTTGCGAAGCTCCTCGACCTTTTCGTAATTAAACTCTTCATTGTCAACTGCACCTTCAGAGTTGGATACTGACACAATATTTACGGCAACTAGGTGCGTAATGTAGTCCTTGAGCCATTCCTGACTTCTTTCAGCATCTTCACTATCAAGCCCATGTAGCGCATTTACCTTATCGGTAACTGCCTCAATAATAGACTGCCCAACTCCACGCATCTCAAAAGTCAATGCACTCGACATGATCTTTTCAGCTAGCTGCTCTGCAATAACTTGCAGCTCCGCCAAAGCTTCTGGATCAGTTGTGCGGTTCATCTGAAGGTTAATCTGAACAAGCTGCATAGCAGCTTCGTCGTCAAGATAAACCTTGACTGAAGTTGATGGGTAGGCACGTCCCTTGATGGCATCCGCCAAGTTAAAGACCTTTGCTGACTGAGCTTCCTGAACTAGCTCTAGTGCTTCTTTAGTGATGTTTTCTTCGCTCATTGTTTTCGCCTTTAGTTTAAGCGCCATTTATGGGGGGGGTGAAGACCGGGGAGGGCCAAATGGGCGCAAATGCCCTCCCCGGCCAGCTGTTAGGCTGCGGAAGTAACGTGTACTCCCAAGCGACCCTGTGGCATGAAGTTAACCATGTACTTCACGCTGTCTTCGCCTTCGGTGTTGTCCATGAATGCGTCTGCGATGAACTTGAACACAGATACAACCTGTCCGGAAGCGTGGTCCGCAGATGGAGCGTAGCCAATTCGGGTAACAAGGTAGCCCTCTGGGCGAGAACCGTCGGTAGCTGCCTTGAAGGCGGCGTAAACATCGTTGTAGATGCTGTCTGCCTCTGGGTCTGCATCGCGGAAGAACATTAGCGAGCCAGAGAACTGCGCGAAACCGCGAGTCTGGTTCTGTCCCTCGTCAACGATTGCACGGTCGTCAATCTTGTTAGAGTCATTTGCACCTAGGTCATAGGAGTCCCAAGCGATTGCCTCTGACAAGTTAATTCCACCGTTTAGGATGTCCTTGTCTGGAGTTGCTAGGAATGCAGCTTCGTTAGTAACGTCAGCAGCGTCAACCCAGTCAACACGGATCTTTGCGTTTGATACCATCTTGGTACCAACAGTGGTGCGAAGCTCTGGACCTGAACCTGCAGTTCCGGCACCAACAGCAACGTTAACCTTAACCTCACCAGTGGTCAAGAAGCGAGCACCCATGCGAACCATCTCGCCATCGCCAACTAGGTCGATAGGGAAGTCGGTCTTTACGCCGTAGATGCTGATCTCGTCACCAGCTGCGAAAGCTGCGTTGTGAGTCTTGCCAACACGCTTGATTAGGTAGTACTTAACGTCTGGTGCGTCAAATAGGTCACGGAACTTGTTGTAAACAGAAGTTGCCGAAAGGTTCGCGTCACGGAAACCGTCAAGCGAAGCCTCGTAGTTGTTGTAGGTTGGGGTCTGAACGTCAGCGTTGTCGATGATAGACAGCGAAGTGTCTGCATCAGAGTCAGTCATGTTCAGGGTGTAGTCGTCAGTGACGGCTGGGGAGATGTTGAAAACCTTGGCTGCGGCAGTGATCTCAGTCAGCGTTGGAGCTGTCCAGTCTACGAACGCATCCGAGGTTGCAACATAAAGGCCCACATTTGGGCGGAGCATCTTAGTAGCAGCCATTAGTTCATTTCCTCGTTATTGTCGATGATTTCTTCCTGTGGAATCTCCACACCAACTTCGCGCTCCCAAGCGGTTCCGTCCTGAACTAGGCCGTCTCCATCTGCATCTTCTGCAGCAGGGATATACTCAGCTGTCTTTTTGGTAGAGCGCTTCTTTGCAGAAGCTTCTACCTCAAACTTAGTCTCCTCTTCAGAAACTAGCTCGAGGTTCTTACCCAAAACTTTGTGGTCGGCATAGTGTGCCGGGCGTGAGACTAGCTCACCAGTGACTTTGTGTCTAAACAGCGCCATGAAAGTCCTTCCTAATCTCTATTATGATACCACATTCGTGTTTACCACATACCTGAATGTCACTTCTGAAGTGTATTTAGCAGGGCGTGAGGTAAAGTCTGGTAACACAACTCTGGAGTTACCTACTGGCTTAAGTTCACCAGCGTCGCTAGGAGTAAAGCCAGTTAGCTTGTCTCGCACCAAGTCTGATACTTGGCGAGCAGAACGCTCTGTTGGGCCGACGCACTGAATGATGCAGTAGCTTTCTCCAAGGTCTTGCCTTACAGAAGTAATGCCACGACCGTCAGCTGCTCTGGCGTAACCGCCAAAGAAAGGCACAATAAAAGGCAGCATAGTGCCATTTGAGTATTCAAGAGATGCGTCATCTGGAACACCGTTCTCGTAAACGGTCTGTGCAAGCTCATTTAACTTAGTAATAATTTGATCTTGAATAGGCAGTAGTGAAAGTCCCATTACTTATAGCCCTTCCTCTTCATGTAAATATCAAATGCAGTCCGAGCTGCGTCCATACCAGCTTGCTGGGAAAACATACCGTGATAGAAAGCTTCGTCAAACATGGAATCTCCATACTCCTGCATTACAAAGTAATTAGGGTCAGAGCGCCACCTCTCAGTTGCCTGCCCTCTGGTTGGAACTGCAGGTGCATCCTTAATGTTACCATCTTTGTCTGCCGGAAAACCAAAGCTTGCAGAGACGCTAGACCTTCTTCTGCGGTCATTTGACTTAGGTTCTACAGCCTTTGAACGGCCAATACTGTCAAACATTGTAAAGGTCTCTACACGCTGGCCATCATCAGCTTTATTGCCAGTCGGAGGGCTGTTGAGAACTGTGTATCGCATAGCATCTGCACCAGCTATTGCGGCAGCGTCTAGTGCGCGTCTGGTGTCAGTAGCGATCTTTTCTAGATGCGGAAATCTTTTACGCTGACCGGGGGCTGCAAGCATCTTTTTTAGATCTTCGCCAAGGCTGAACTTCTTAGCCATTGTTTGGGTTCAGTTCTTGGTTCACCTCGCACAGCAGCAGTCTGTGCCAAGGGTTTGAGCTATTGATAATCGAGCGAAGCACGAACTCAAAGTTTAAAAGTGCTGGGTCGATTGGAGATGCGGTGACAAGCATTCTGTGACCAGGTCTTAGGTCAGGCATAGCACCGTTAGAGCCAGAGAGCTGGTTCTCACGAAGTCCAATGTGCACTTCCATAATCTGGCTGGCACCGGGGTCAATTGCAGTCACAACCGTGCCAGCAGAACCTAGTCGCACAGAGGCAGAGCGTGGCTGAATGCGAGCCTTGCCAGTCCAAAGTAAAACTGTTTCGTTTGACCAAGTATTGCTAGTTGCGTTGTAAACGCTGTCAGCGCTTGCAGGGTCGTAGATCTCAATCGAGCAAAGCTCTAGAGATCGCTCAATCCCCCGATTATGCGTATACCATCTCGGGTCAATAGCTGAGCGAGAGTTTAGAGCCAAGAATTATCCCACTTAACGGTTTGGTTTGCAACTAGGAAGGTGTCGCTGGCTTCGTCTAGGTCATCCCTGTCGGCTTCAGCACGAAGCTCGGCAGCTTGGGCACGAAGTTCAGCTCCCAGCTTTGCGCCGTCAGTCTGGAAGTCGTAGGTCTTGATTACCTTGTTAATTAGAGCTTCGCTAGTCGCAAGGACTGACTTAGCCTGAGCTGCTGCTCGCTTTACGTTGTTACTGTAAAGGCTTAGAAAGGCCTGAATCTGCGGATCGCTGAATATGTAGGCAGCAGGACTGCCAAGCTGCTCAGTGTCTGGAATAAGTAGGCGAACCTGCCCGATTGCAGTCGAGTAGTCTGGGGGAGTTACGTCTGGGGTCGTAGGCATGGTTCTATTCTACCCTATTCGGAAAATTCAGCCCCTTGTGGCTGTTCGACTAGATCCCAATTTAGAGAGTCTTCATTCCAGGTGTAAGTAAAGCCATCCTGCGGATATGCAACTGGAGCAATCCATCGGCAATCTTCGTTAAGTGTCCATGAAGCAAATGGCTGAGGTGCAATGAAAGCGTCTAGCTCTTCGTCATACTTGTAACCTACGCCAGCATAGTTCTTGCGAATATTGCCGTTATATGAAGTACGAATACAGCGTTGATTCCTGAACTGTCCGTACCACTCTTCTGGAGTAAGCCCTTCAATAAGTTCATTTTCGTCAATACCGACAATAACCTCAGTAACAATGTTATTTTCATCTAAAAAAGCGTAATGTGCCATTTTATTTCTTTCTACTTACCAACTTATATTACCAGTTCCAGCGGTGATTGTAGTCACCTTAAAACCACCTGAAGGCGCTGCTGTTGATCCAGTTAACCCTGCCCCGATTGTTAGAGTATAGGAATCTGGATATTTTAAAATTACAATACCAGAACCACCTGGCTGTGAGTAGCCACCACCACCACCACCAGTATTCGCTACACCCGGCTCACCGCCAGTACCGTTTTCGAGGTTCACGCCTCGACCACCACCTCCAGCTCCACCAGCTCCAGCTTGGTTATACCTAGCAGCACCGCCACCACCACCAGCTCTTGTAACTGAGGTTCCAGTAATTGATGACGCAACACCTGCCCCACCTGCGCCACCGTTTGCAGGACTAGGGGCTGCCTGTCCTACAGCAGATGCGCCACCACCACCACCACCAGCCCATTGGTTTCCTCCGTTATTAGCGGAGCTGCCACCTGCGTAACCCTGTCCAGTAGTTCCAGCACCACCAGCACCTACGTCGTTGCTGTATTGACCAGCTCCACCGCCACCACCAGAGCCACCAGTGTTTCCGTTGTAGCCTCTGGCACCGCCAGGTACGCTTCCAGAACCACCGCCAGTAGAGGTAATGCTTCCTAGTACAGAATTGCTTCCGTTTGCCGTATCTCCACCACCAGCACCTACAGTTACTGTGTAAGTTGTGCCAGGTGTGATAACAAGAGGAGATTCAGCACTTGCTCCACCACCAGAAGACTCACCAGAAACTGCAGAACGATAGCCTCCAGCTCCACCACCACCAGCACCCGCATTCCAGCCAACTCCACCACCGCCGCCACCAGCAACTACTAGATAGGTTAGATTAAAAGGCGGAAGGTAAGCTGGGTTTCCAGCAAGCATACTTCTATACCAAGCATTGTTCCTAATGCTTGATGAGGTTAATTTACGAATTGCCATTATGCCCAACTCACATTTCCAGTGCCAGCTGTAATGATTGTAACTTTGTCCCCACCCACGGTTGAGGTTGAGCCAGTAAGACCAGCATCAAGTGTAATCGTATTTGTAGAAGGATACCTAAGAATTACAACACCAGAGGCTCCTAGGCCACCCGTACCAAAGCGGCCGCCACCGCCACCGGAGCCAGTATTGGTGCTTCCATTCATGTCAGATGGCGTTCCTCCACCAATTCCATTCGTACGTCCACCAGAATAAAAACCAGCTCCAGTTCCACCAGCAGCATACCAAGTTGAGGTTCCTGTAATAGCAGACTGTTTACCCTGACCTCCAGCCAATGGAGCGTTAGTAAACCAGTTATTAGCGGTAGCATCACCCATCGAGCCAGCTCCACCACCGCCACCAGCAGCAGAATCAGAGTATGAACCAGAGCTTGATCCCCAGCCGCCAGCATAACCTTGACCAGTAGTTCCAGCGCCACCAACGTTACTTACTTTGGTACCACCACCACCTGAACCACCTGAGAATCCAGAACCAAGGCTTTCTCCTCGACCTCTACCTCCACCAAGGCTGGTAATTGTGCCGAAAACAGAGTTAGAGCCTTGAGCATTAGCAGAGCCACCAGCACCAACAGTGACAGTGTAGCTAGTCCCTAGTTCGGCACTAAACTTTGCTTCAATTGGGGAACCGCCACCTGAGGTTTCACCAGTAACGCTGGAGCGGTATCCGCCAGCTCCACCGCCTGAAGAGTATTCAACTCCAGTAGAGCTTCCGCCGCCGCCGCCGCCGCCAATAACCAAGAATGAAATTTGTGGAGGTTCCACGTAGTTAGGCAGGTTGACCTGAGACTTGGTGTATCTAATTATGACAATGCCAGAACCACCAGCACCACCAGCACCACCAGCGTGATCCCAGCCACCGCCACCACCAGAGCCAGTGTTCACGGCTCCTGCACTTCCACTTGGACCAACGTGTCGTCCCCCGATGCCGTTGGTCGATGTAGTTCCACCGTTTCCTCCGCTGCCTCCAGCGGCATACCAAGCAAGAGTTCCAGAAATATCTAGCTGTCTTCCAGCTCCACCATTTGGACTTCCGCTTGTAGCTGCAGCCCCAGCTCCACCACCGCCACCGCCTGAGCCAGAAGAAACGCCACCACTACCAGCATTACCAAACCCTGTGTTAGCGTAGGAGTTTACCCCATCTGAGGTAGTAGAAGGTTGTGTGGCAGAGCCAGGAGTAGTATTCCCATTAGAAGGGTAATAGTTCTGAGCGCCACCGCCAGAGCCACCATTTGAGGCGGCAAATGTAACGTTGTTAGTCTCGGTAGCGCCACCAGCGCCACCGCCTAAAGCGGTAAGGGTTTTATTGACACCATTACTAATAACTGTGTTGCTTCCAGAGGTCCCAACGCCTACGTCATCATTTGTGCCACCAGCTCCAATAGTGACTGAATAAGCAGAAGGAGTGAACGGGTAAGAAGCGATGTTAATTAGTCCACCAGCTCCACCACCGCCACCAGTTCCAGCACCACCAGAGCCGCCGCCACCAACCAGTAGCACGTCGGCAAAAAGGGTACTTCCTGAAATAACTAAGGTGTCACTTGAGCTAAAGGTTCTGTAGTAGTAAGTTGAGTCAGAGGATAGTACTCCGCCCGAGACCACAGATAACGGGTACCCCGCTTGTAGCGAAGAATATTTTTGAAAACTAACTAGGCCCGATCGGACTAGGCTGGTAGCACCCATTGGTACTCCTTAAGCTATTTCAGAACCGAAGACGTTAAAACTTAGGTTGGCAGTAGAAGCATAAACAGTAAGCACATCTGCGGCATCCATAGTGATACCAAGAGTGATTGTAGTTGAATCGCTAGCGCCAACTGCAACATCATATGCAATGTAGTGCTGGTTAGCTAGGGTTGCACCGTCTGGACGCACAGCAATGCGGTAGGTAGCTGCACTGGAAGCTCGGTTTGCAACTACGATCGTAGACACAACGGTTGCAGTGCTTGAAGGCACGGTATAAATGTTAGTAGCAGTAGTTGCGCTTGGTGCTGACTGCGCTAGAACCTTATAAGTTGTTGGCATTATATTCCTTCTTTTAAGTCTTCTCTATTGTATCAGTCTATGCGCCCATTAGCAGGAAGCTAGAAATAGTTTCACCAGTTGCTGCAGCTGCTGCATTTACCCAAGTGGTTCCATTATATTGAATGGTCTGACCAGTAACCGGGCTTGTAATTGTCGCAGAAAGCTTTGCATCGAGAGCTGCCTGAAGGACATCATTTACGAGAAATGACCAAGCAGATGGGCTAGAGTCTGGGGTATTATCTAGGTTGCTGTCAATTAGCGAGACGTAAAGCGGCTGAAGCGGATATGGGTCCTGTCCGGTTCCAGATATAGGAGTCTTTACAATATCACCCGCATTGTAGGTAATTTCGGAGTCATAGTCGCCCCTGAAAAGAACGCTTTGACCGTCTGCACCATCTGCACCATCTGCTCCCGGAGGGCCCTGTTCACCGTCAGTACCGTTAACGCCATCCACACCATTGATGCCATCATTTCCTGGAGGGCCTGGCTCGCCCTGTGGGCCAACTGGAGGAGTTGCGTTAACCCAAGCGGTACCATTCCACTGCAAAATATCATCAACAGCAGGGCTTCCAGCGTTTACATCATGAAGCTCGTTAAGCTCGTAGCCGTTCTGGACCTTTACAAGAATGGTTCCGTTATTAGTGTTTGCACGAGTAACCACGCCAAGGTAAACGCTATGAGCTGGCTTCGCCGGAGGAGCGCCAAACACAAAGCCACCAGCCGTAGAAGATAGCCACACAGACTGGCCAGCACTAGCAGCTGCAGTGTTGATGTTTGTAATCAGGCCGGACTCAATTACATAGCCCTGTGCGCCGTTTGCAATGTCTGCAGTTACAATGCCAAGGGTCTTAGAAGAAGTGGCTTCAGTATCAGCATCAGCTAGCGCGATAGTTGGATTGTCGCCATTTGCACCATTGATGTAAACAACAGAACCCTTAGTAATTGCTGAGCCAGTTGCGTTTTGGACCTTGGTGCGAATAGATGCTGTAGTTGTGTATTGCAAGTCTGCCCAAGCAGAAGTGCCGTTACCGTACTTTACTAGGCCGCTGTCGGTCTCAAGGCCAACCTCACCAGCTGCAAGAGTTGGGTTAGTAGTTGCCCAGTTGGCAGCAGTATCGCGTCTAAACTTAATTATAGTTTGTGCTGGCATTATTTAATCCTTAAGGTCTCAGATAATTTTATCACGCTGTTCCGCCATCGATGACAAGAGCATTATAGTTTAGTGCGATAGTGTTTGAAGAGTAGGTAATTGGAGAAGTTGCTGATAGATCGCCCAAGCTTCCAGTGTCTCCCTTTGGAATCGTGAAGTCGAACACTGCAGCGCCGCTATTTCCTGAATTGGTCACTATTACAGAGCTTCCAGCAGCGCCAGTTGTAACTGTCCCAACTGCAATAGTTGCAGCCGCGCCAGTCGACCCCGTAGCACCTGTTGCGCCTTGAAGAGCTAGCGGGAACCAGTAGAGAGAAGACTCTGATGGGATGTCTGCAACCGGAGGGTTGCCAGAGGCAAACCAAGAAGAGTTGTTGTAAAAGACTGCATCGTTATTTACATAGTCAGTCGTGTTACTCCAAGTGCCCTTCCACTCGATCCCAGTAGCGCCCGTTGGTCCAACTGGGCCCTGTGGACCAGTTTCACCCTGTGGGCCAGTTGCTCCAGTATTTCCACGTGGAATAGAAAAATTAAAAACAGCTGCACTTGAAGTGCCTGCGTTTGTCACTGTTGCACTAGAGCCAGCAGCGCCAGTGGTAACAGTGCCAACGGAAATACTAGCGGCACTGCCCTTTGGAATGCCTAAACTCAAAGTTTGACTTGGAGCAGTTCCTGTAATTGCTGCAGTTGCTGATTGGCCAGGCTCTAGAGTGCTTACAGTTCCAATGCTAAGAGTATTTGCTGGTCCTGTTGGCCCGACTAGGTAAAAAGTTCCGTTTGCATCTGGAATAGGCGAAACGGTAGTCAGGTCTACTGTTGTGCCTGCTGGAAGTGCGATGCTAAAGCTGGATACAGGAACAGGAGTATCGTCCTGTGCGGTTAGCCTAAACTCTACAGTCCAAGTCCAGCTGGTTGGGTTTAGATCTGTGTCATTAGTTGCAACTAGTCTGATACCACGATCAGTGCCATAGCCGCACAAGTAGCCCTCAGAGTCAAGGGTTGCCTCGACAACGGCTGGCAAAATGGTTACTGGGTTTGGGCTTGCGCCAGGGTCCAGAATCTTTGCTGGGCTAGGACGGAAGAAAATACTACCCTTAGCTGGAACGCCATCTGGATCGTTGCCTGAGTCGTTGCTATCGGCATACGCCAAAAGGAACTGTCCAACAACAGTTCCGTAGTTTACGTTCGTAGGTAAAGCCATGATATCCCTATTCTACCAGTTAGGCATTTCCGCCATCGATGATGCCTGGGATGCTTACGAAGCCATAGCTAAGGCTATTCCAAGCAGTTGTACCATCACCAAATTTGAATTTGCGTGTATCAGTTTCAATGCCCATTTCACCTTGTGCCAAAACAGGATTAGAAGAAGTCCAGTTTGCAGCTGTGTCGTTTCTAAGCTGTATTTGCACTGCCATTAGAAGCCACTCGCATTTCCGCCCAATAATGGACTAATTCCGCCATACACACTATTAGCCTTTCCTCCATCAATATTACCGTATGGAGCGCCGTCAGCTCCTGCTGGACCTGTCGCACCCGTTGGACCCGTTTCACCCTGCTCGCCAACTAAGCTGGCCAGCCATTGAGCCTCTGTGCCTGTAAATCCATTTAGTTGCGCAACTTGATAAGCAGAAAGCCCTGTTAAACCTTGATCGCCCTTATCTCCCTTAGCTCCGGTAGATCCAGTCGGACCTGCTGGCCCCATTGGGCCTGTTGCGCCAGTCTCACCCTGTGGACCCTGCGCACCTGTTGCACCAGTAGCACCTGTAGCTCCAGTATCGCCCTTTGGACCTTGTGGACCCGTAGCGCCTGTAGCTCCAGTTTCGCCCTGCAAACCCTGAACGCCTTGTGCACCTTGGGGGCCAGTATCGCCCTGCGGTCCTTGTGGTCCTTCATCGCCCTGCGGACCTTCAGGACCTTGAGGCCCAGTTGGACCTTGCGCTCCCTGTGGGCCAGTTGCACCCTGAATGCCCTGGACACCCTGAATACCTTGAGGACCTTGTGCACCCGGCGCTCCGTCGGCTCCTGCGGGCCCTTGCGGGCCTGGAATACCATCAGACCCCGGTGCCCCAGCTTTGCCGCCAGATCCGCTCCTAGGGCCTTTTACGGCCTTCTCAAGCTTGTTTATTTCTCTTTCGACAGAATCGCCCCAGTCTTGCGACTGTGGTGGGAGATTAGAGTCAGGAAAGATAGCCATTTGATAATTATACCGTAATAGTGGAAACCCGCCCCGGAGATTACTCAACAGGGCGGGTCTGTGCGCACATAAAGGTTCCGAAGGAGGTGCGGAACAGGATTATTGTATCACAAGCTTATTTAGCTGGTCCATGCGGAAACCGCTCCAGTGCTCGTCACCTACGGTCACCACAGGAGCCTGAGTGTGTCCCAATGTACGTACAAGTTCCATTGCAATTTCATCTTTGCTTAGGTCAATCTCACGGTATTCAATCAGGTTTCTGGTTAGGTATCTCTTGGTGCTATCGCACTGGACGCAGGACGGGAGTGTGTAAACAGTTACCATATTTAATTCCTTGAGTTAGAGGTTGAAAAACCCCCCAAGTGCGCATCGTTGAGAGGCGAGGGAGGTATTGTCGAACTATTCTAGCACAAAGAAAAACCCCCGCCGAAGCGGGGGCATTCCTTGTCGGGAGTAGGTTTATGAACCTGCTCCGGTTGATGCAAGGGTACCAGCTGGGACGATGAAGCCACCAGTTGCGACGTGGCGGATTCTCATCTCCCAGTCGTCGTTGTCGAACGAACCCTCACGGGCAGGAACCTGACCGCCACCAAGGTATAGACCACCAGTGGACTTGATGCGAAGCTCAGGAGCCTCGTATCCACGTAGGAAGCCTAGCGCTACGGCTGGGTTTAGGGACTGTCCTGGAGCTGGGATTAGGAACCAGTAGTTGGTTGCGCCAGAGTTGATTCTGGTGATCCAGTCGTTTACGACGATGGTGATCTGGGAACCGATTGGGTTTCCGGTAATCATCGTGGTAGCAACTGAGCCAGAGGTCGACTCGGTGCGAATCTCCTGCACAGCAAGAATCTTGCGAGCAGTCATTTCTAGCGAGCGTGGAACAACTAGCACGAACTGGGTTACTGGGCGGATTAGCTTGCCATTCCAGGTCTGCTTGTTTGCAGTGTCAATAGCTGCCTCAAGAGCCTCAAGGGTCAACGCTGGGTTGCCAGAAATCAAGTTCTGGTTAGCGGTCTTGAAGTTAGTGGTGTTTAGGCCACCAGAAGCAACTAGCTGCTTGGTAACTTCTTCGTCTTCCTTGCCAGCAGCCTTTAGGCCAAGCTCAACAGGTAGACGCTCTAGTAGACCAATCTGGCCGTCGTTTACGATGGACTCCCAGCTGAAGCGGATTCTCTGACCAGCCTTCTTGACCTGCATGGTCTGCTCGGTTACGGAGAACCAACCAGCAGTTGGGTACTCGTCGTACTCGCCAACGGTAGGCAGTGAGCCTTCGCGGAAAGTGTCACCCTGGTTGTCTAGACCCTCGTCGTCATAACGAAGAGCCTGGAAGGTAACTGGACGGAAGTCGTCTACTACTAGACGAGTTGCGAACTGGTCCCAAACCTTTGGCTGAGCCTCGTAGTTCTCTAGGAGGATCTTGTTTAGGGTTGGAACGAGTAGCTCTGGAAGGTCGCTGGTAGCAACACCTTCCTGAAGCTTTAGCTTGTCCTGACGGTCACCCTTTAGGGCACCCTCAAGTAGCTTTGCTGCCTCGATGTGACGAGGAGTGATAGTTGTAGTCATTCTGTCTTTCCTTAGTTCTGAGCCAAGCGAACAACTACGTCAGTAGTGGTTACCTTGATAACGTGGCCAATTAGCTTAGCGCTAGTGCTGGACTCCTGAGCCTCAGGGATGATACCAGAGGTGCTGTTCGCAACTCCGTATGCCTTCTGTCCAACGTCAAAAGTGTCGCCAGACTTGAATGGGATGCTGAATGCTCCAGTTAGCTTTAGGGTAGCGTAAGTGCTGCCGTTCTCGCCAGTCACAGCATTCTTCTCTGCAACACCAACGATGTCGCCTACCTTGACAAACTTGCCAGAGGTGACAGAGGTGTGTACTGGGAAGACAAGGCTGTTGGCTACTGTATAGATCTCGTTAAGAGCCATCTTTTTTCCTTCTATTTCTTCTTTGAGATGCGAGAGACGATAGCGTCAAACTCATCAGCAGCGGTTGAGGAAGTCTTTACGACCGCCTCGTGGACAACACCGACAACTTCAGCAGTCGGAGTGGCGACGGACTCGCGAAGTGAGCTGGCGTAAGCCTTCTCTTCCTCGATTAGCTCGTCAACAGTCTTGCTGTTTTCAGCAGACTTTAGGGACTCTGAGACTCGCTTTAGGGCGATTCTTGGCAGTCCGGACTCATTGAACTTCTCAGCAACGTCGACTGGGTCTAGGGCAGGAGCCTCGTCCTCCACAGTCTCAGTCTCGGATTCCTCTTCAGGCTCGGCAGTTGCGGACTCTAGGAGAACCGACACTGACTCGCGAAGAGGGCTGAGTGCCTCAACAAAGGTAGTCTTTAGGTCAGCAATTGCTGCCTCAAACTCTTCCTTGGTAATGGACATTTCATTTCCTTCTTCCATGTGGGACGAGTTTAGCTCGTCTTTTGCCTTGTAGCTCTCGAGAAGGCTAATAAATTTGCCTCCAGCCCCTGCTACGGTAACCACGTCAACGCTAGTGAGAGGATTCTCGACCAGTGCCTCGATGATTGGGCCTTCGCGTCCATCTGCTTCACCCATGCGGGCTTCGCCATATGCACGAATTGATAACCCCACGTCTTCTGCCATCTCAGCGATGATAGGAGCGTAGTGTGAGTAAAACTGAATGTCGCCATAAAGAGCACCCTCTTTAAACACAGGAGTTCCAACTAGCTTTCCGGCTAGCTCGTGAACGTCGCGTTCTGGCCTGTCGCTTTCCTCGGAAAGTGAAGGGTGGTTCATGTAAACCTTAGTACCCGACTTAAAGACCTGTGGTCCGTCAGTAGCCAAAACCGATTCAGGGTAGAAGCCAGAAGAGCCCCAGCCAGCCTGAATAATCTTTACCCGCCACTTGTTCTTGCCGGGCTTAGCGGCAAAGTCAACACTCTCGCTTAGCAGTTCAGCCATAAAGTCTCCGTAAAAATGCGTATCCTAGATGTTATGATACCACATTTTAGTTATTGAGGAACTAATTATCTAGGTCTCTTAGCTCGTTGCTGTTATCCTGCATTGAGCCAACTTCGCCGGAGTTGCCTTGGCTTGGTACCACGGAGCCAGCGTCGCTTTGGTCGGAGTTTGGTGGAGTAGCGTGAAGTGAGTGCACATCCAGCTCATCCATTACAGCAGCTCGCATTTCATCCTGCCAGATTGCACCAGCTTCGTAAGCCAGGGCCAAGGATTGAACCATGCGGTAGCTAGATTCGGTTTCCATCTTAGGCCACTTGACAGTAGTTTCCTTCTGTCCAAAAAAGTGCATGATGCGGTCTAGGTAAAGTTCCCACAATCGCTGTCTAGCCTGCATAGCCTTAGTGGTTGGAATGTCAAGAGTTTGTGCTACTCCATAAGCTCCGCTGGTTCCAGGGTCTGACATCAGCGCAACAACTGATACCTCCAGTGCGGCAGCAACCATCGCAGCAAGGGGCTTTCCGTTTCCAAGGTCCACGGAATTGCTTGTGCGTGGCAGTGAGGCTAGCTCCATGTCCGCACCGAGAATCGCTGTGGATCCGGCCGCTTGTGGTGTTGCAATAGTGGCAGCAGCAGTTGTGGCACCCGTCTTGGTTTTGCTTTTCAATTGCCATGCGAACATAGACAAGCTCTTCAAGATTCTTGAGCCGTCCTTTAGATATTCGTTGTAGGCGTAGGCCCAAGGATAAGCGGCGAAACAATCTGGTACACCCCATGGATTTCCCGCCCGCTTGTTAACCATGAAAGGGAACATGGTTTTACCGTAGTTAACTCTTTGGTTCTGGATGACCTGAACCCGAGCACCCACTTCGTAACCGTCAACAGGATACCACTCGTGAATCGTGTTGGTCTTGCCATCGATGTCCATGCGGGACCAAGATCTGCGAATAAAACGGATGCTTTCGATGTTGTCTGGGTCAGAAACCCAGCCCGTAATTTCCTTAAATGGAATCCTCTGCAGTTGCTTAGTGACATTGTCACCAAGGATAAAGAATTGCCCGGCGGTGAAGTTCGACCGCTCGTTGATGATCATTGCTTCTGCAGAGAAAAGTGCGGTTTGATTAGCTGGAGAATTTACCAGCTGTTCGATACGACGTGAGGCAAACTCCTCAATCTGGAGGCCTCGGCCAAAGATATAGCTTGTGCGAAGCCCAAATCCACGCTTAAGTAGCGGATTTCCGTCTGTCTTTTCAGTCAGCTTTTCAGCTAGAGTTTGAAGCTGCTCAATGGTAAAAGCGTCTCCAACATGGTTTTGGACACCCAAAAGGCTCCAGCCTTCGTCTTCGATAGACAAAAGCGCCTGTGCCATGTTGTTATAGGACTCTACTAATGCAGAGTAATCTGCTTCATATTCGTTCATAAAAGTCTCAAATATCCTTCAAATAGTCGTAAAAACTACTTAAAGTCTACCATGTCCACCCAGAATAGAAGGGGAACTGTGCATCTAAAGAGGATGCATCTTGGTAAATCTTGTCTCCGGCCTGCATTCCAGAGTACTTTCCCTCTGTCAAATACTGCAAATTGAGGGTTGCATACATGGCTGCATCCAAGCGGTCAGGGGATTTCAGCCCTCTGGAGCGCATGTCATCCTTGGATTCGATCTGGATTGCACCCTTTGGGCTGAACTTATACTTAATGACCATCATCTCGTCAAGCAGTGTCTTGTCGTCGATGTCGATGTCTAGCTGCCCCATTAGCATCTTCTCACGCAGGTTATCGTAGCCAAATGCACGAGCGTTGAGCCAGCGGGTGTTGTCCGGGCTAGCTGCGGCTCCGACTACCGAGATAACCGTATACATGTTGTTGCACATAGCTGCCAACATATCCACCACAGGTGCACCTAGACCTGTGCCGTCGACGCGGACCTCACGCACACCAGTGGCGATAGCAGCCTCGTGGATGCGGTTTGCCGACTCCACTGCGTTTGCCTTTGTCCATGTCGCAAAATGGCGCAAGCGGCCACCTCTGTTGATGTAGATAACGCTGTCGTCCTCACCGAAGCGAGCGATGTCCACGCCTAGCACCGCTGGGATTTCGCCATCCTCAACAATGTCAGTGTCGATTGCAGAATCTAGGGCCACCTGCGAGAAGAAAGTAGTGTCATCTTCCTCTGGGAACTGCCCCAGAACCTTGGACTTGTATCTAGCGGACTCTTCGCCCCAAGCCTTCTTCTGGCGCTCTACCCAAGACGGCTGAATGAGAAGGGGTGCCACATCTTCCGGTACCCATTCGTTAGTGAAATTAGGCGAATCAAAAGCTGATATCTGAATCTTGTTCCAGGTTTCATCTTCCCTGAATATACGATGGAATTCAGTTCCTCGACGGTCAGGGTTTCCAATAGCGAGAACTCGACTGTCCGCGGATGTAGTAACTGCTTCAGCAGCAGTGTAAAGGTCAGTTGGAATACCCCCGGCCTCGTCCAATACAACAAATACATATCGCCTGTGGATTCCCTGGAACGCCGAAACAATGTCGGTATCAGCAGGTCGTCTTCCAAATCCAATAAGAGTGCCGTACTCGTCATTTAGTTTCCATTCCTCTGATTGGTTGATGTGCCCGGGTAGGCTAAAGCCGCGGACTGCAGCAAGTTTATGATTGTCTTTTAGCTCACGGAAAAGAACGCGGGCAATCTGGGGATAAGTTGGAGCTGAACAAATAAGCGCAACCTCGTAAGGGTCGTGTACAGCAATCCACCAGCTGCCAAGAATCCCAGCAGTAGCAGACTTACCAGCACCATTGCAGCTAACCACAGCAGTGTGAGTGTTCTGAGCCACGCTGAGCGCAACTTCTGCTTGCTTTGACCACATATGCTTGCCCAGAACGTCCGAAGCCCACGCAACTGGGTCATTAAGGTAGATCGAGTTTTTGGAGCGCTTTCTGAGGTCGCTGATGACTCCATCGATGACATTATCTATCATTCTCTATCTCTGCCTTTGCTCGGAATAGCCCCTCGGCTACCAGCTCGTCTAGTTCGTGCCGTGGCACCTCTGGGTAACGCTCTGCAAGTTCTTGCTTCGCGAAGTTCAATGCTGCGTCCATAGCCCGTAGTAGGATCTTCTGCTGGAACTCTGAGAGGCGTAGCACTTGGTCAGTGACTTTACCCTTCTCGGAGTCTAGGCGCTTGCCAATTAGCTCTAGTGTTTTGAGCATTAGGCGGCCAGCCTCTGGGTCCTGCATCTGCACAGCGTTGAGGCGCAGGGAATCCTTCAGTTCGTTTAGCTCAAAGAGTAGTAGCTGGCGCTGTTCGACCTCAGTCCAGATGTCGCGCTTCTTCATCAGCTGCTTAACGTGGTCAATAGCTTGAGCTGCTGGAATGCCTGTCTTTAGCTCGATCTCGTCACCAGAGGCTCCAGAAGCCGCTAGGTGGATAAGAGTGTCGTCGAGCAGGGAAATCTCACTAGAGGCCATTGAGGGGCCTTTCCTTTGGTAGCGGTGGAAGCTTAGCGTTTACTTCTTGGAGCGCACAGAAGATCGCATAGAGCATGTCGGCAATCTGCTTTAGTTCGACAGTCGAATGTTCTGGAGTTGGTTCTGGTGCTTCGGTGAGTCCACGCGCCATTTTGTTTTTCCTCCCGCGAAAAATTTTTTAGTGATCTAATTCTATCAGGAAATAGAATTTCTATGATTTTTTAGATGATCACCTTGAGCACGACAAGGCAAGGGTCGCCACCTTGCTCCCACTCGGCTTCTTCGTCGATGGTCATGTACGGGTCGCCCTCGTGGGTGTTACAGAAGGGCGGGGATACCCAGCCTTCGTCAATGCCGATCTGTAGCCATGCGTCATAGTCAAGTTTCATGTTTGGATTCTAACATAAAGTTTGAAAAGGTTGGCGAAGTGAGCGTGATGGGAGAGGTCCGGCCCGCTCGTGTATACGCCTAATAAAATGATTTCTTTGCGGCCACTGAGGGCAGAACGCCAGGACAAAAAAAGGGCCAGGCTTGGCGGGGGAACCAAACCTGACCCTCTCGTTTACCTAGACCGTTGGAAGTCCAG